GCCTAATTTACGAGATTTGTTTTTGTATTTTCACGAATTAGATGATTTTAGATCAAGCATTACCGTAACGGCGTTACAGACATGGTGTCAAAAAATTGGTATCAAAGATTTTTATTTTTCGGGTTGGGTTAGATATGATAAATGGTTGCCGATGGTCGATACTGACAGAATATGGGCTGCTGGAAAAGAGACAGTAAGCGACTGGATGGGTGCGTTTGATCACAACGGTGAGCATCTAATAGATGTTGCCGATAATCCATATATTCGTCCAAACTTTTGTCATCCAAACGAATTAGGACATCAACTTATAGCTCAAAAACTGTGTTCTTGGATATCAAAAAATCAATAAATACAGAAACACGGAGTTCCCTACATGGCCTTAGAAAATCAAACCAGCTTAGAAACACTCAAACAACAACTGTTTGATTATGTGCGCCTGACCCTGGGTGATCAGATTGTGGATCTTGAACTGGATGCCGAGCACTACGATGCAGCCTATCAGAGAACCATTGGTGTCTACCGTCAACGGGCACAAAATGCCTATGAAGAAAGCTATACCTTCATGGAACTGGTGGCCAATGTAAACATCTACGACCTGCCACAGGAAGTGATCACTGTGCGGCAAATCTTCCGCAGGACCTTTGGCGATAGTACAGGTCCTTTTGCTAGTAACTTTGACCCATTCAGCCAGGCTTCTATGAATGTGTACCTTATGAATTTCAACGTGGCCGGTGGTCTTGCCACCTATGATTTTTACAGTCAATATGTGGAACTAGCTGGTCGTATGTTTGGTGCTTACATGAATTATACCTGGAATCCTGTCACAAAGAAACTGCAACTGATCCGTGATCCCAAAGGCACCGGAGAAAATGTGCTACTATGGACCTACAATCTCAAGCCCGAATTCAATCTGTTACAAGACTTCCAGATACAACAATGGATACGTGACTACATGGTAGCGGCCTGCAAGATGATCATTGGTGAAGCAAGAGAAAAATTTGGACAGTATGCAGGCCCACAGGGAGGCAGTCAACTCAACGGCACAGCTCTCAAAACCGAAGCTCAGGCACAAATGGACAGCCTGATCGAACAACTCAAGAACTATGTTGATGGCAGCCAGCCCATCACATTCGTTATTGGTTAAACATCCCTAGATTTTTTCCAAAACTTGTGCTATAATCTAGCATGAGCACCAGTTTAATGATCGACATAGAAGGCCTGGCCACTGGGCCAGATGCCACCATCTTGACCATAGCGGCGCAGAGCTTTGATCCTTTTGGTACTGGCTATTATGATCGTTGCTACTATGCCAGGATCACTCTAGAAAGTCAAGAAAACCGCGCCATAGAACAAGGCACCTTGGACTGGTGGTCTACTCAGAAAGAAGCACAGGTCGAAGCTTTTTGTGAAGAAGGACGTGTGCCTTTAGACATTGCTTTGGATAGTCTGTATAAAATAGCTTGGCAACACAAGTTTATATTCGCAAACGGCCCTACCTACGACATGAACATCCTTGAGCATGCTTACAAGAGCTACGGCAAAGCCCTGCCCTGGCAGTTCTACAATGTACGTGATGCTAGAACCGTTTACAGCCTGTGGCCCGAGCTACCCCGCCCTGCTACCAGTCACCATGCTCTTGAAGACTGCCGTAGACAGATTGACATGTTGCAGGCCACACTTAAACATTTGAACGTAAAGGAGATGAGATGATCATTGGGGTGGTAGGGTTAATAGGCGCAGGCAAAGACACTATTGCAGACTACTTGGTAAACATACATCAATTCCGCAGAGAAAGTTTTGCCAACACCTTGAAAGATGCTGTGGCCAGTGTGTTTGGATGGGATCGTGAACTGTTGGAAGGGCGTACTCGACACAGCAGAGAGTGGCGCGAGCAAGTGGATGCTTGGTGGGCCGAACGCTTGGGCATGCCTGATCTCACTCCGCGTTGGGTGTTACAATACTGGGGCACAGAGGTGGTGCGTAGAGGTTTTCACGATGATACCTGGATTGCTAGTCTGGAAAATCGCCTGCGTAAAACCACCGATGACGTGGTCATTTCCGACTGTAGATTTCCCAATGAAATAGCGGCCATAAAACGTGCCGGCGGTATCGTAATACGAGTGCATCGTGGAGCGGATCCGGCATGGTATCATCTGGCAGAAATAGCAAATTCTGGCCCACACAATATGACCTGGACCACGGCAAAAATAGCCTTGGAAAAATACAATATACATGCTAGTGAAACTGCCTGGATTGGTACGGCGTTTGATGCTGTCATTGACAACAACAGCACCATGGATTATCTTTACCAGCAGGTCAATGATCTGGTTCAAGATCTCCTGGAACCCAAGGGCGATCCAGACGTTTGATTTCTTCTACGCAGTTCAAGCACACAGTTTTTAAGTTGCGCAAACTGGTATTGTGTTGATTGCCGTCCACATGATATACCACGAGTTGGCTGGCATATCGGCTCCTAAAAGCACATCGATCACAGGAAATTTTTTTCTTATAACCGGCTGATCGCCAGCGAGGTTCGGGTGGGCGAATCTTGCGCCCTCGCTTGATACAGTACTCACACAATCTGCGATATTGAACACGCTGATCTTTGTGGTAGGCCACGGCTCTAGGACGTTGATTACAGGCCAAACACATGGGTCTCATGCTATATTTATTCATAAAACCTACTTAGTAGGGATACTATCTAGCCAAGTTTTTTCCTTTTTCTATAAATATCAGTAACTAGAAAAAGGATTTACCATGGCACTAATATCACCAGGCGTAGAAGTCACAGTCATTGACGAAAGTCAGTACATTCCTGCCGCTACCAACTCGGTACCTTACATCTTATTGGCCACAGCACAGAACAAGGTTTCTGGTGCAGGCGTGGGAGTTGCGGCCGGTACATTGGCGGCCAATGCCAATAGAATATATCTAATCGACAGCCAACGAGATTTGGCCAACACTTTTGGTGTGCCTTTTTTCTACAAGACCACAGCTGGCACACCCATCAATGGGTATGAGCTCAACGAATATGGATTGTTGGCTGCATACAGTGCCTTGGGCATCACAAACCGTGCCTACATACAGCGTGCTGACATAGACTTAGCCGCACTCACAGCAAGTTTAACACGTCCCACTGGTAGTCCTGACAACGGCACTTACTGGTTGGACACAGCCAACAGTCTATGGGGCATATTCCAGTGGAATCAGACAACCAACGCATTTACCAATCAGATTCCAATAGTGATCACTGATGCCACAAACACTGTTGATCAAGATGGCCTGGAGCCATTGCAAAGTATTGGCTCGATTGGTGATTATGCCATTATGGCCACGTATATACACAACACAGGATACTTCAAACGTGGTGGTCCATTGTATCCCTCACAGACCAATGATTCTGCCCTGGGTGGTCTCTACAATGAATGGGTTGAAGTTGGCAGCGACGATTGGAAAACAGCTTGGCCCACAGTACAAGGCACCTTGGCTCCTGCATCATTGACAGCAGCCAACACTATTGTGATTAACGGGATCACCGTGGCCGTGCCAGCTGGTCCTAACAACGATGTAGAAGGACTTAGTAACGCTATCAACGGTGCTGGTATCACTGGTGTATATTCGTCCTTTATCGACGATAAACTGCAAATTTATGCTGATAGTACTGCTACTGCTGACGGTTCCACCGGCGGCGAAGGCGCAGTGGAAATTATCAATGGGACAGGCACACCGTTAGCTGATTTAGGTATAACCGCACAAACTTATTATGCGCCAGCCTTTTTTGATGGCTACAGTTACCAAGCACCAAGATGGCGTGCAACCGACGACCAACCAGAACCCACTGGATCGGTCTGGAGAAAAATGAACAATGTTAATCTTGGTTCCAATCTGGTTGTTAAAAAATACAACAGTGCTTTGGGTGCATTTGTGCAACAATCCTGCAATATATACACCACTACACCTGAAGCTCTTTTTGCATTAGATCCCTCTGGTGGCGGACAAAACATACCTGCTGGCACAACCATAGCCACAATCAATCCTAGTTTTTCTACTCCAGATCTCATGGGACTTGAAATATTTGAGCGCTATGCTACAGGTCCAACAATAGTCGCCGGTGATGCTGTAAACCCCACGTTCAGTAATGGAAATTCATTCTTGATATCCGCTACCAGACCAGGAAGTTCAGCACAGGACACCGGCACAGCAACTATCACCACAGCTTTGGGAGTTGATGCAGCAGGATTTTGTGCGGCTGTGAGCGCAGCCGCGGTGCCATATGTGTCAGCATCAGTAAACAGTGCAGGTAATATCGTGTTTACACACAGTCTAGGCGGCAATATCGGGTTGCTCAATCAATCTGGGACCCCAGTGACTGTTGCTGGATTTACCACAACTACAACGTTCTGTCGTCCCGGCCCAGGATCGACTGTTGTATGTAGTTATTGGATTGGTACTCCGACATTTGTCTACACTTCCAGCGCCACTGCTCCGGATCAAGATCCAGATGATGGTACATACTGGTATTATTCAGCAACAACACAAGCTGACATCATGATACAGAACAACGGAGTCTGGCGCGGGTACCAGACCGTCAGCAATGATGTGCGCGGTGACAATCTAACTCTAACCAATGACACAGGACCAATATTTTCAACCACGCCACCTACCACACAAAATAACACAGCACTAAGTGCCTTGGAGTATGGCGATTTGTGGATTGACACATCAGATTTAGAAAACTATCCTGCGTTATATCGCTGGTCTAATGTAGAAGGTGCAGATCAATGGGTGCAATTAGACAACACAGATCAGACCACCGAAAATGGCGTATTGTTTGCAGATGCTCGTTGGGCTCCAAACGGCACCACTAATCCTATCACAGGTGCAATTCCAACTATAACAAGCCTGTTGACTTCTAACTATCTGGATCTTGATGCACCAGATCCTAGTCTATACCCACAGGGTATGTTGTTGTTCAACACACGACGCAGCGGTTTCAATGTAAAATCATTCCAGGTAGACTACTTTAATACCACTGATTTTTCAGTGGGTGTGTGGGATTCTACCACTACCTATGTGGTCAACGATTTTGTCAACTACAATGGTGTGATCTACGTTTGTATTCTGGCTCCTACAGCCAATCAGTCACCTACCAACGCTGCCTACTGGGCAGCCATAGAAACCAATGCCTGGGTCACTGCTTCAGGCAACAAGGCATCG